AATCTAACAGAAGCAGTGTTTGTGGATGCACAAGCACAAGCCCGTGCAGACGTAGACATTCAAGATAGTGTACTGCCAGAGTTTGTGCCCAGTCATACAGTAACAGTACCTACCATATACGGTCCTGAAGTTTATGTCAATCCTGTGTTTGCTGGCAACTATCCTGACTGGGCGCTGAATCCCCCTCCAGTGGGTAATGTACAACCCAATCCTGAGCGTTATTCAAGTTTTATACCCACAACAGGTGCCAGTTTGACCACGTTCCAGTTGACCATGGATCACTACACTGGCAATATCAAAGCACAGGCAGCCGAAACTTATCAAAGTACATGGTATGATGTCAGCAACATATATGTATACTTGAACAAAACAGGCTCAGAATATATCAATGTGTTGGGTTACCATCCACTACTGCGTCTTGCACTCAACAGTTATTCGGGCGCAGAAATTGTGGGACCTGCCACTGCCAATGCCCAGGCTGCCAATGGAGTTATTACAGGCATCACAGTGACCAATTCGGGCAATGGTTATCTAGCACCCCCTAAAGTCACTATCATTGGACTGGGTGCCGGTGCTGTGGCAGAAGCAGAAATTACAGGTGGTCAGGTCAGCGCCATAAATGTTATTAATGGAGGCCAAGGCTACACTCCCTCACCAGCACAACCTACGGTACCTGCCGCAGTGGTTATCACAACAGGGGCGGTTGTAGACATAATTTGTAGATGACATTTAAAAAAATTGTTGGTTTTGGCGACTCCTGGATGTACGGAGACGAGTTGCTGGATCCTGCATTAGTTCAACAGCATGCTGACGCACACAGTTGTTGGCATCAAAACGATCAATATCGCAACAATCATAATTTCCTAGGCTTACTAGGCAAACACTACAACGTTCCCATAGAAAATTTTGGAATTGCTGGCGGATCAATGCAAAGTTCTATTTGGACTTTTCTTTGGTGGTTAGAGCACGAACCCTGTCCTCAAGACTGCCTAGTATTAGTAGGGCACACCGATTCTGATCGATTGAGTTTTTATAACCCTAACCATCGAAGTTACGCCAATGATCTTCCTTGGAACAAATTCATACACTCAACCTGGGTACAGTATGGATCCAGTGTTGTACCAGAAGATTTTAGAACCATGGTCAAACAGCAGTTGGTGCTGACCAATTGTTCTGAATTGGCCAGACTCAATCACATGCAAACTCTATTGTTTTTTGATGGCATAGCAGCCAGGAAACACATACCCATGATGCAGTTTCATATCATGCCCGCAGATAATCAATTGGATCTTCCTACAGAGATTTGCCCTGGATTTTCAACCACCATGTGGTTCCGCGATCACCCAGGCAATCAAAAGCGTGAATTGATCATGCCCGGAGGCCATCCCAACGAAATTGGACATCAAATGATTGCTGATAAGTTGATTTCTACCATAGATTCTGCTATAATGTAGCAATGCTTGATATACTGCAATACCTACCGGCAAAACGAAAACCCAGTCCACAAGGCTGGCTAAGTTTCAATGCTGTGTGTTGCGCCCATAATGGTAACAGTCAGGACCGCCGCGGTCGCGGTGGTATCAAAGTGACAGAATCGGGTTGGAGTTATCACTGCTTCAACTGCTCATACACAGCCAGTTTTATTCTAGGACGCACTGTTAGTTTCAAAGCCAAAAGACTACTAGGATGGATGGGTGTGCCAGACAACGAGATTGAAATGCTCAATCTTGAAAGTCTGCGTCATCGTAGCATACATGGCATACTGGAAGATCGACAACGTGTATTCAATGCACTCAGTGCCATTGAGTTTGAAGAGTCAGATGATTTTCCTCCTTTCTCAGAAGTAGTAACTCCGGAAGTTCCTTACTACTGGAATTATATTCGCCGACGTTGTGTGCCAGAAGACTTTCCTATAATGACTTCTATCAAGAACGATGGCGTTCATTGGGTTAGACCTTTTGTGTTGGTGCCATTCACATATGACAACCGGGTAGTGGGATGGTGTGCTAGGTTCTTAGACAACAAGCAACCCAAGTATATCAATCATTCACAACCAGGCTATGTGTTTGGCACAGATCTACAACACGCTGACTGGCAACATGTGTTGGTGATGGAAGGTATCTTTGATGCATTAAGCATAGGCGGACTTGCTGTGATGCACAATACCATTAGCGATGGTCAAGCAAGATTGATTCGCAGTCTCGGACGTGAAGTAACTGTGGTACCAGACCAAGATGTCGCAGGGGTGGAGTTAATCGACCGTGCAGTGGAACTGGGCTGGGCAGTGAGCATACCCGAGTGGCCTGAGGGTTGCAAAGATGTCAACGACGCTGTGATAAAACTAGGACGATTGGGGGCCCTGCTAACTATTATGGCCGCAAGAGAAACCAGTAAGATCAAAATAGAAATAAGGAAACGGCAACTTGTTAAAAGAATCAGTTAAACTTCATGTGTTTGGTGACAGTTACACCAGCCCTGGATTTTGTGTTAATCCTTCAGAATCTTTTTGGGGATTAGCGGCTCAAAATCTCAAAGTTGATAAGATTCAAAATTATAGTCATCCAGGGTTTTCACTGGATCATGTGTTACATATTTTATTAAATGAAAATTTTAATTTTTCTACAGATTATTTTATAATAGGAATTCCACCACTGATAAGATATGTCGGATATAGTGACAATTATAACACCTCATGGAACCTAACAGAGTTTGATAAAAATTTTGCCCAAGATACACAAACAATTAACTGTTTGTCTAACACACAAAAATTTACATTTGAACAACAATTTAAGAATGATATTGCAGGAGTTGACAGATTCAGTGGTGAATGGCGCGATGTAGAGTGCTTAGAAAAAATATTTTTACTACATCAATATCTTAAATCTCAAAAAGCAAAATTTATGATTGTAAATTTATCAAACCCTATAGCGTATCAAGATTTATGGCCGGCTGGTTGTAACATCATGATTCGAGTAAAACAATTGTCAGAATGTGTGATATTTGACAATACATATTATTCAGTCAACTACCAAGATCGAATCGAACCAGTGGATTTTGATCAATATAAATGGCATGGGCATCACGGATCAGAAGGCAATGCTAACTGGTACAACAAAGTAATAAAACCTAAAATGATAGAATTGAATTGGATTGACAATGCTTAAAGAATACGGACTTGATGTCCAAAGACTATTTCTAGAAATGATGTTGGAAGACGCAACAAGTTATGTGCGTGTTCAAAACATCTACAATCCGCAGAACTTTGACAAGAGTCTAAGACCTGCGGCTGAGTTTATTAAAGAACATTCAGACAAACACAAGACCATGCCTGACAGGCAGCAGATTTCGGCAACTACAGGAGTTAAACTTGCACCAGTGCCGGACTTGAACGAAGGTCACTTTGACTGGTTCATGGGCGAGTTTGAAGCATTTACTCGACGTCAAGAACTTGAACGTGCTATTTTGAAATCAGCAGACTTGTTAGAGAAAGGCGAATTTGAACCTGTTGAAAAACTTATCAAAGATGCTGTACAGATATCACTTACTAAAGACATGGGCACGGATTACTTTGCTGATCCTAAGGCTCGCATTGAGAAATACTTCAACTCAGGCGGCCAAGTGAGCACAGGATGGCCACAACTGGATCGACTCTTGTATGGTGGATTCAGTCGTGGTGAACTAAACATCTTTGCCGGCGGATCAGGATCTGGTAAGTCGTTAGTTATGATGAATATTGCATTAAACTGGCTACAACAAGGACTCAGTGGGGTATACATTACACTAGAACTTTCAGAAGAACTCACTAGTTTGCGTACTGATGCTATGTTGACCAACATGAGCACCAAGGACATCCGTCGTGACATGGACACAACCGAACTCAAGGTAAAACTTGTGGCTAAAAAATCCGGCAACTATCAAGTGAAAGGGTTGCCGGCGCAAAGCAACATCAATGACATTCGTGCTTATCTGAAAGAGTATCAAATTCAAACAGGCAAAAAGGTAGACTTTGTGATGATTGACTACTTGGACTTGCTGATGCCGGTTAGTGCCAAAGTTAGTCCCAATGACTTGTTTGTTAAAGACAAGTATGTGAGTGAAGAACTACGCAACCTGGCCAAAGAATTGGGCGTGTTAATGGTCACTGCGTCGCAGTTGAATAGATCAGCAGTCGAAGAAGTAGAGTTTGATCACAGTCATATCAGTGGCGGTATTTCAAAGATCAATACTGCTGACAATGTATTTGGTATCTTTACGTCACGTGCTATGAAAGAACGTGGCAAGTATCAGATACAGTGTATGAAGAGTCGTAGTTCAACTGGTGTTGGTCAAAAAATTGATCTGGAGTACAACATTGAAACCATGCGTATCACAGACGAAGGCGGAGACGAAAAAGACAACTTCCGTGGCGGCGCCAAGCCTAGTATTATGGATTCAATCAAGGCAAAGAGTCAGGTCAAAACTGCCGAAGAAGGTGAGTCTAGTACACCGCCTTGGGAACGAGCCAAACCTCGGGAAGATTTTGATCTAGAAGCACCCAAGGTCACCGCAGATGTGCAAAGTGCAAAACTCAAACAACTGTTGGGCCAAATTAAACAATCTTAATATACGTTGTTAATTGTATCATTGGTTTATCTAACTCCAATAACCGATAAATAAATCAAAGGTCACTGACTCAAATGCAAAAACGCACCCGTAGTTTGTTAGAAGAATTAGACTCAATGTATGTTGAGCGTGAGCGCCATCTAGTTATAGAAAGCCGTGCCAGCAACGTAATAGCCAGTGCTATCAATCTGCTGGAACAAATTGACGCTGTTTTTCCACCTGAGCAAGCAGAAAATCTCTCTCGTAAATTGCTCAATGCTATTCGCACTAGAGATGCTGGCCGTTTTGAAAGAACAGTGAGACGTACCCATGCAGATTCATGAATTAACTCGAAAACAATTAAATGAAGTTGATATTGCAGGACCCAA